CCTGTTGATAGTCGCTAGAAGTTCCCAGCAAACACGCCGTGCACCGTGATGACTTGGCTCTTTGCTTTGGCTGTTGACATCCCAGCGCACAAGCCGCACGCTGCGCAGGATGTACCTCGTGCCTCGGAGGCGCACACCTGCTCGTTATCGAATAGTTCGTCGTCCTCACCCTTCACTCGGAAGTAGCGCCAGCCCATGCGCATGGCTTCAAGCCTCTCGGCTGGGGTGTCTACGCTTGCCATAAGCCAGTGCCACTCGGGGCCAAGGTTGCGCCATTGGTGCGTATACCCGGTGTACTTCCTGACCACATCCCGAATCGGTTCCCAGATGTGAACAGGCACCGCACTCGGGTCGCCATAGGCTCCGAAGCGTACCCAGGTGTCGCGGAGTAGCTCTCGTGCTGACTCGGGGTCAAGCCACGGGTAGTTCCCTCGCTTGTATGCTTTGTATACCGAGAGAGGAGCTTTGTGGAGTACCACGTAGCATGAGCCCACCTTGGCCATGCTGCCGTTGGGTTGCCGCTGCCACTGCCTATGCTTACAGTCGCCGCATACGGCCACGTCTAGCCCTTGCTGGTTAGCCTTAGTGGGTGCTACGTCTTGCAGTAGGATCCAAACCTGGATCATGTCATCCGTCTTATCGTTCTTGCTCGGGCGGTTAAGCCCCGTTGCAATGACGACGATGCCCTGGCTCGGGTCTAGTTGGCTCGGGCCCTCGTACAAGATGACCCCGTTGGAGATGTTGCCGAACCTGCCCCGGAACATCCGGCGTGCTCGGATCCGTAGCTGTTTCATTTTGTCGCGGTGGTATGCCGCAAATCCTCTTAGCATTCGTCCTCCTAATAAAGTTGCTATAAAGGCAGGCCTTACACCTGCTCGGATGCTCAACCCATCTGGGTTGTGTTATTGCTTCGGGCACTGACCACATCTGACCAGTGCTTGCGGCTCCTGTTTGGGGTGAGCGCCCCTGTGTTAGCTAGTCCATACCTCCTCCTGTGGTTGGTTCTTACGTAAGGCTAGGTCCAAGTTATCGACGGCTTGTAGCGCCCCGCAAATTAGGTCCTCAAACGGTGTCCCGTATAGTGCGCGGCCTGCTCTTTCTAGTGCTCCTATGGCTTTCTTAGTGTGGATGCGGGCTTCGGCCCTTCGTTGTACTCCATACTTGCGTGTGGTCATGTTCTCTCCTGTGTTTAGGGTGCGATGACAAGCTGGCGCTTGAAGTTGTTGGTAATTTTGGCGCCCCATTCGGCAGCGCTCATTGGCTTGGCTTCCTTGCCAGTCATGACGACGGGCTCGGTCTTGCGCTTAGTGCGCACCGAGGACTTGATCCCCGTGGTGCGCTTTGTCTTGAGCCTATCGTGGCTCGTAGCCAAACGAACATACCGCTTGACTCCTGTCATCTTTCTCATGCTGCCCTCCTATTGATAAGCGCCGTGCAAATCGTCAAGAATGTTTCGACATACGTCGATAGGGGCGACCGTTTCAGCCGCCAGTGCAATGCTCAACTGGTCGATGAGGAACACATAGAGCGCGTCAAGCTGCTGATCAAGCTCCGGGCACGGCGCCGTTGGCAGCGCTCGAATTTCCCCTATGATCGCTTGAACTCGCTTGACTCGAAAGGTGACGATATCCTTTCGGTCGCGGTCATAGGCCTCGATAGCCTCAGCTAAAAACCGAACGGCTGCGCAGTGTAACATTTCAAGTGTCTCGTTTGTCATGTGATAACCTCCAATAGAACAGCAGGACCGTTGAGCCGTGCTGTTCAATTGGAGCGCCCAGGTTGTCAGCCTGGGCAGCCCTCCCATTTTGTCGCGTTGGGGGCTGTATTCACAAGGCCTCCAAACCTCGTTTTCAGCACCCGCCAGGTATTACCGCCGATTCCCGTCTGTTTATACTCAGACATCACTAGTCCCCCCAGAATTCGGGGACATATTCGTGTCGGCTGGCCTCAATTTCCAAATAGAAGCCCCAGGTTAATCTGCACCTTCCTGCAGAAATTTCAACGAGGAGGCAAAGGGTGCCCCGTTGGTTCTTTCTCTTCCCCTGGGTACTGAATCACCGAGGAGAAGCCCCACACGCGGCGCCGTTAGGCGTCTCTTCCTACCATGTGAGGGTGTGACCATGGCCGACAATATCACCGGCCGCCCTTAACGCCGATTAGACGCGAGACCGAGGTCCCTGGGTTACCCAGTCCGTGAGGACTGGCTAGCTTGTGTGTCGATGGTCACGGGCCGCGCAAGTCCCCCATAAGGGAAAGAGTGCGGCAATGTCAGAGAGCGGTGCGTCGGGGTTTCCCCCTTGGCACACTTTCTTTATACCCTTGGTTGGTTCCGGTTTGCAAACATCTTTTTTATTTAATCAACGATGTGGGCGTTTAAACTGGATTATTAAGGGGGGAAAAATGGGAACCGATAAGGGGAACAAGGGGAAATGTAGAGCCCGCGCACGAATAGGGGGTGACAGATAGGGCTAAACGATAGCGGGAACGCCCGTTAATATCGCCACCCAAAATGTGAGCAGTGTTTACATTGGGCAACCTTCCCACGCCACGCGCCACGCGTGCGCCACGCACCTACGCGCGGGGGTACGGGTGTGTGTACGTGTGTGCGCCTATGCGTGTGTGTGTGGGTGTGCGCCTACGTGTACGCATGTGTGCGGGCGTGTGCGCATGTGTGCGCGCCTATGCGCGAGGACATTCTGTCAACGGTTCTGACATTCTGTCAACGTAAAACCGGAACCGTCGGACATTCTGTCAAATCGCCAGCAAGGGGTCAAATCAAGCTCTGGAGAGGTTTGGCCTTCTTCCCCTACCCCTACCCCTGACCGAGTGCTGAAACAATTCCCGGCTTTCAACCTACCCTATCGGGCAGTCTTCCCTTTGCGCGCGCCATGCGTTGACACGTCAAGGGGTATCATCCTCGGACAATCTGTCACAACCCACACGCCACACGTCGGACAATCTGTCACACACACGCTGTATACCCCATCGCCCCCTTTGGGGGTGGCCTTTTGCCTTTTGCCATAGGAGTCCCAGAAACGCACGGCGGTTTTTCGCATATCCTCTGTTTATATTTTATAGTAGGCGTATAAACTCCACTTGACATTTTCTTTACTGTCTGTAACCCTCTGTAACCTCCTTGTAACCTCAATTATTATAGTTATATACTTACTTATCTTAGATTAGGTTACAAGTTACAGAGAATTTCACTTACGCATATAGAAAAAACAAACATAACGATTTATTCTTACCCTAATAAACAAAAAGACATTTATATTACACACATTTACTATATATATGAACCGGACTTTTCTGTAACCTGTAATTTTAGCTCCCACCAATCCGCCATAGCTTAGGGGCAAGCTACCATAAATCGAGGTTACAGACTAGGTTACAGTAGGTTACAGGCAGTCAACTTTCTGTAAACCCTAAAGTAACTTCTAAGAATGCGGTGTGAGCCCCTGTATAGCAGCAACACACCTTATAAGGGGTTGTAAGAAAGTGAAGAAGTAGTTTGACAGGTTTCCTCCACTCGCTTATACTACCTACATTCCCCAAGGAGTAACAATGTCTGCAAAAATCACCAAAACAGCGAGCTACTACAGCTTAGAAGAGATTGCGAAGAAGCTCTCCGTCCATGTCAACACCGTTCGCAACCTAGTCAAGTCCAAGCAGCTTCCTGCCGTGAAAATGGGCGCTCAGTGGCGTGTAAACAAGCGTGACCTCGTCACCTACCTCGAAGAAAACACCAAACGCGCCTTCGAGGACCTCCCTGAGTTCCAGTGGCCAGAGCGACCCACGGCCCCTCCCACTAGGGCCACCCCCGAAGATGTCATCTACCCAGTTGACACCACCCCCTACGTTGACGAAGATGCCCTAGCCCTATTTGACGAATAACCCTCCGAGGACTCTGCTATGCACCCCCCCGCAGCTAATCGCCCGGAAATCCTGGCGACCCTCCGTAGTCTTTTCACTGACGACGACATTGTTGAGCTTCGTGTGCTTTCCAAAAGCGACTACGGGGGCAAGACCCGCGCAAAGTCGGGCTATTTCAACGATCTGGAGTTGTTAGCAACAACAGCAGCAGCCTGCTCTGATGATGGCGCCACTGGTGTCTACATCACCATGAGCAAAATCAACCCCGCGCTGTTTGCCCGCAGTCCTAACCGCATCACGCAAGGGCTGCCAGCGACAAGCGACGATGACGTCCAAGAACACACCTACCTCCTTATCGACATCGATCCAGAGCGCCCAAGTCACGTATCTGCATCGCATGCAGAGAAGAAACTCGCCGCTCAGGTGCTAAGAACCATCTATCTCAGCCTAGACGCCGAAGGTTGGCCCCAACCCATCGTCGGAGACTCGGGAAATGGGATGCACCTCGTCTACAAAGTCGGCCTTAAGCCGAATGACCCCATAATCAGGCGTTTTTACGCCGCACTTAGCCTCTTCTTCGACAGCGATGGGGTAACCATCGACCAAAAAGTCTTCAATCCAGCCCGAATCTGGAAGCTATACGGCACTGCCGTGAGAAAAGGCGCAGATGTCGAAGACAGACCCTGGCGTTTGGCCAAGGTCCTAAAAATACCAGAAGAGTTCAAGCGGGTTCCTAAGAAACTCGTAGAACAATTCGCGAAACGCGCCCCTGAGAATCGGGGCGCCATGAATTCTGCGAAAGCTCGTCGCCTGGACCTGTGGGTCTCGGCGCATCTGCCCACCGTAGGCGATCCCATTCCGTGGGGGGATAAGGGACGGAAGTGGGTTCTCGATCAATGTCCATTTGACGAGAATCACCGTGACCGGAGCGCCTATATCGTGCAAACGCACAGCGGTGAAGTGTATGCGGGGTGCTTACACAAAGGCTGCGTTGGAAGCGGCAGGAAAGGGTGGCGAGCTTTCCAGGATAACTTCGGTCGGCTGAATACAGCCAGCGGGGACGAGGCCGCCGCGCCTGCACAAACCGCTGGCTCTTCAGCCACCCTACCAGGGCTAACCGACCTCGGAAACGCTAAAAGACTGGTGCAGCGATTCGGTCAAGAGATCAAATACGTCCCCAGTTGGTCCAAATGGCTCAGCTACAACGGCAAACGCTGGGAACTAGACGAGACAGGGCGCATTATGCGTCTGGCAGAAGAAGCCGTCGCCGACATATTTGGAGAAGCTGCCTCTGAGAACGATGCTGAGCGTAGCCGTAAGCTTTACAAGCACGCGGTGAAGTCAGAGTCCTCTCGTTCACTACACGCAATGGTGAGTTTGGCTTCGAGTGAGCCAGGTATGACCGTACCTATCCGTAAATTCGACTCGGACCACTGGAAGATTAACGTCTCCAACGGGACCATTGACCTGAAAACAGGTCAGTTAATGGCATTCAACAAAGAAGATAAGATAACGAAGCTCTGCCCGGTAGAATACGACACCAACGCAACGTGCCCCATCTGGGATAACTTTCTCCACGAGATTTTCGACGGTCGGATCGATCTCATCTCATTCATCTACCGCTACCTCGGCTACTCCCTCACGGGCTCAGTCCGAGAACAGAAGCTTATTTTCCTCTACGGCACCGGGGCGAACGGGAAGTCGACCTTCCTCAACACCATCCAACGCATGATGGGGACCTACTCAAAGCAAGCGGCCCCAGAGTTGCTCGTAGCCAGCAAGAGCGGACGGCACCCGACCGAGGTCGCCGACCTCATGGGCGCCCGCCTGGTTGTCAGTGCAGAGATTGACCGGGGCAAGTCCCTCGCAGAGGCCTCTATCAAGCAGATGACTGGGGGTGACCCCATCAAAGCCCGGTACATGAAGCAAGACTTCTTCGAGTTCCTACCCACCCACAAGCTTTGGTTAGCAGCAAACCACAAGCCCATAATCAAGGGCAACGACGAGGGGATTTGGCGAAGGGTACTTCTGGTTCCCTTTGAGGTCAGCATCCCAGAAGAGAAGCAAGACAAAGAGCTAGACAACAAGCTCTTCGGTGAGCTTCCCGGCATTATGAACCGGCTGGTAGCAGGGTGCCTTGATTGGCAACGCAACGGACTGAACCCCCCCGATTCAGTGGCCTATGCCACCCAAGAGTACCGCGAAGAGCTTGACCCGATGAAGCCCTTTTTCCTAGACCGTTGTGAGCTTGACTCGGAGCACTCGATTAACCCGAAGAACCTGTACAATGCCTACATCGACTGGTGTGAAGAGAGCCACGAGCGCGCAATGAACCCACGCTTCTTTGCAATGCTCATGAGGGAGCGAAACTTCAGGCAGGGTAAGCCCTCGAAGAAAGGTTCTGCCACCACCTACCGCCCTTGGCTGGGTATTAAGCTCCGAGGCGATACTCCAATTAGCCCGCGTGACTTAGGTCAGCTAATCACCGTCGAGAAGTGGAATGAAAGCTGATTCAGAACAGGGGGGTGTACTAAATTCGGAAGAAGAGCCAAGTAAGTACATACTCAAGACAGGGAAGATCCACCCACCCAGCGCATTCGTCAAGTGCCCCCTGTTCTTTACGGCATTACGGGCTGAGAGCAGTGTGCGTACAGTACCCTACCCTTTGGGCCCAGTGCCTCCCCATCTGCTCAAGTACGGGGAAGAGTGCCGGGGGTACCCCTACCGCTGGGCTAAGTACAACCGGCGCTATGTCCGCAAGGGTTACGCTGGGATCAAGGAGTGGCTTGATGGGACACCGTCTGTCCGGGAGTGGTTCCATGAACCAAATGCCATGGTCGCCCCGAAGTCTTGGCCAAAGGAAGTGCTCCGGTCTTGGGGTAAAATTCCGGTTCCTCACCCCTATGAAGTGGCCTCAATGAAGCGAGGCACCATTCCCATGAGTCTCTGGTGCCACCCTAGCGTACAATTATTACGCACCTTCGCATGGGGGGTCTCACTCTCCTACCTATCGAGGATGACTGGAGACCCAAGACCTTGGATAATTACTGCTTTGCGCGAAGGAACCGAGATGCTAGCCAACGATCCTCGGTTCCAATTATGGGCGCTGAATATCGATTGGGAAACAACGGCATGGCCACCCCAACTTGATGGTGGTATTTTGGAGAGACTGAAGTTTAGGCATAAACTAATCACAGCCCCTCACTACATGACAAAACCCGAGCTACTAAAGCTTACAGAGTCCCCCTTATTCTGGAAACTGGTGAAACAGAATGTGTTTAAGACCAGAAAAAACAAGTTACGAAAGGGCCTATACTGGGGTCGAGTAGGCGCCCCCCACTTTTTAGGAGTACAAGATGGCTGAGAAGAAGAAGACAAACTATGCCAAGGGCGGCGGCCAGACGAGTGAGGGCTCGGACTACCGAAGCTGGTTGACACTCGTCCCCGAGGAGAAACGAAACACTGTAGCCAAGCTGATTAAGGAAAACCCGGTCAGCGACTACAAAGGCGTCATTGGACTCTCCCAGATGATGCTTGCTGAGCTAGTCGAAGGGAATCTAACCCCAGCGGTTTCTCGGGAAGCTAGGCACTGGACTGAATTGATATTCACCGTCATCGCCACAGAGAACACCGCCACAGGGACGCCCGAAGCAGCCTACAGTGACGTAATTACGGCTTTGGTAGCAGTGCGCAGAGAGCAACCTAAACTCGAAGCCGCCTACACAGTCGTTGAGGCAGAGGCGCCAGAGAAGATCCTTGTCAACGGAGAATAACTCAGCCGCTGATGCCTTAGAGGCTCTATCCGATCCCGCACTCAGCCTGCGGGCCTACGGAAAAGTGCATGACCAATCGAGTGGCCGTGAGGTTGCCTACGACCCGTTCAAGATTACGAAGAAGTTGCAGTCTACGTTGCTTGCATACGTCTCCAATCCACCTAAGACAGAGCACGGGCAGACAAAATGGCTCACCCTACTCGGGTATCGTCAAGGGGGTAAGTCCCTTGTCGCTGAGCTATGTGCCTATACTAAGACCGCCTACACACCGGGCTGGGACCACATTTGCATAGCAGACACCAAAGCTCGTGCAGAGTATTTGCATCAAAGGGTCCACTTCTGTCATGCAAGATGGCCAGAGGCTATCCGCTCCCCTACTGTACCAAACCGAGAAAGCCGTCAGTTGACCTTTGCCGAAACAGCAGGGGGCAAGATGCGTGTCTTGTCCGGTGAGTCAGGCGCAGTCGGTATCGGCCAGTCTCCCGATAGCTTTCACGGCTCTGAGCTTCCCTACTGGGCCAGTGCTGCCGAGCAGTTCACGCTTATTTACCCTTCGATGATTAACCGGGATCATTCGCTAATGATGTTGGAGGCGACCCCCTCTCCGATGGATGCCCCGTCAGCCGAGTGGTGGCATGACCAATGCCGTGACGCAAAGCAGGGGGTTAGCCGCCACGTATATGCTTTCTTCCCCTTTTGGGACTCTAAGCTCAACCGTCGAGCGTGGCCCGAGGGTGCGCGTTTGGAAATTGAGGAGCTTAAGCTACTTGACCGATACGGGCATTTGGGGTTGGAGAAAGAGAACCTGGCCTTTCGTCGGTTAATGTTAGACGTTGACCCGGAGATCCGCAGGAACCCGGACTTGTTCGGGGTGTATTATCCTTTTGATGACATCACCTGCTGGCTTGCAGCGAGCAACTCTGTCATCCACCCGAGCCTACTTACTCGCCACCGGGAGAAGATCCTCACACCCTGGATCGACCCTTATGTGGAATACGAAAAACCGGAGCCAGGAGCCGTCTATGTCATCGGGGTCGACCCTGCTGGTTATGCTTCTCGTGACCATGCTGCTTTTCAGGTACTTAAGGTCTACGAAGGGGAGTGGACGCAGGTAGCCTGCTTCGCCACAAATACAGAGCCACTACCGTTCACACGCAAAATCCTAGAGACGGCGCGGAAATACAACAACGCCACCGTGGCTGTAGAGTCAAACGGGGTCGGAGCCGCTGTCTTAGCTCTGCTTGAAGAGATGGAGTGCAAAAACGTCTACTACGAAAAGGCATACAGACCCGGTATCGCAGCCACATCGAAGTCCGTAGACCAGATGCTAAGCTGGCTACAAGAGGCACTAAAAGATGAGCTTGTGCTCCATGATGCAGACACGGTAGACCAGTTAACTAGCTACAAGCACGACAAACGGGTAGAGAGAACGGCATCAAACGAGATTTTATACGGCAAAGGCCCCGGCAAGAGGCGCCGAAGTCGTCACCACTGGGATAAGATTTCTGCCCTACAGATGGCCATCGTGGCTGCCCGTCGAGCCCCCCAGCGATTGAAAAAAGGTTCGGAAGATAGTATAGAAGAGAACGTGGTCCTGTTCCGAGATATGACCTGGAACCAGGTTGAGAAATACCGGAAGGAAGAGACTCAGCGAAAGGGAAAAGATAAGAGTCGCAGACGCGCTCGATACCGGAGGAGGCGATAATGTCATCCATAGCAGACGCCCGTAAGATAGCTGCAATGAGAGCTATGGCCGGGAAAGAGTTTGAAGATCCCGAGGCGTTGGCTCAGATGACTGCGCGAGCAAGCGGGACCAAGGTCCCCTTACCAGAGCGGCCTATCGGACAGCAGGTTGAGCAAGAGCTTGCAGCAGCGCCACCAGAGCCACGAGAAGGTGACTCAATTATGTCCCAAGAGGGGCGCCTCAAGGAAGTGGGGGCCACTGGGATGGTTCCTGCGGCACGTAGGGTAGCGGCACAGAGGGCTTTTCTGAAAGATGCCTCGCCCTGGGGTAGTGCGGAGATGGCCTATGAGGGCGGGAAAAAGGTTGTATCGGGTGTAAAAGAAGGCTCACCTAAAAAAGTAGCCATCGGAGCCGCCCAGGGGGCTGCTGGTACGGGGATGTTGGGGCTCGACATGGCGGGGCTGGGTCTCCTTACCACAGGGACAGGCCCACTGCTTAGGTCAAAGCTCGCAGAAGCGGTGGCTTCGCTGAAACCAGGGCAGAAAATAGCCACCCAAGGCTTAAGGGCTGAACTGACGAAGCGGGGAGTAAGAAAGCCCGAGATGAACGCCACTCAGCTAGACAGCTTGGTCAAGGCAGCAGAAGAGCGTGGGCAGAAGAGCATTTCAAAAGAGGAGATCCTTGAGCACATCGAGGAGACTCCTGTCGGCATTACCGAGATTGCGAGAGGGCGCCTCCCTGAGACCCCCGAGATGAACGCCCTTGCAGATGAGATGGGTTATGCCTGGCACGGGGGCGCCGATGAGCTACTCGACAAACTGAGCATACCTACCCCTGACGCTCCAACCGGGTCCTTAAAGTATGCTGGCTCCATCGGCACCCCTGGGTACACGGCCGAAAACCTCGATTGGAATCAGATTAAGGAATCCCCTGAGAAACTGGCCCGAATCTGGCCGGAAGGCTGGGAGAAGTGGTACCCTGAGATGCAAGACCCTATCCTAGATTTTATAGAAAGCGACACGAGGAAGCGCCCGGCCCTTAAGGCGTTAGATACCCTAATCAGCCATCATGAACATGCCAGAGCCCCGAGCCCGTATATTCCCGCACAGTTATTACGGGAAGCAGGAGAGGAATTGGGCGCTATGGTGGCGCAGGGACTCGAAGGTCATCGCATCGTCGACGGAAAGCGCAAGAGCATATTACCGGCCTCAACCAGGCACGCGATTCCCAACCAGCCGAACAGCCTGGGACAGGATGTGATCGAACAGGACGCGATTCAGGTAACGGGCCTGATGGATAAGGCCCTAGAAGGCCTTAGGAAGTATCGAGAAGCGGCACAGGACGTGATTGCCCGAGAAGGGGATATTGGCTTGTTTGACCTAAAAGCGGTAGACCAAGTACTTGGGTATTATGCGGATTGGCCCGCGTATAAGGCGAAGCTCTTAGCGCACAGTAAGGTTTTAGACGAGATTAGGGGCGACCCCGCTTGGCAAAAGTATGTAGACGCCAATAAGCGCCTCAAAGAGGCAAAGGGCGCCCTAGAAGGGAGACCAACACGCTGGGAACACATGGCAGCACATGCCCCAGGGGGAGAGAACTATGGAGAGACAACTCTTCATCTTGAGACTAAAGCACTAAAAGATGACCCCTTTGAGTCATCCCACTGGGCCGAAGACAACGCTGTGGTCCACTTCCGGCATACAGATAGGATTGACGAGCAGGGACGTAGGATTTTGTTTGTGGATGAGATTCAGTCCGACTTGCACCAGCAGGGGAGGCTACGCGGCTATTCCCCCGAAGAGAACTTCGCTATACGGGAGAATTTAGAGGATCAAATTAAAACTCTAGAGGATGACCTACGGCGAAACGAAGCCCGTCGCCTCAAACTGGGCCCTTTTAAAGAGAGAGGCAAGAGAGGGTATCTGGCGCAGGAGTGGATGTTGATAGATTCAACGCTCCTCTCCCCCAAGGATGTCGAGATCCTCAAAGAAAAGCTCAACAAAGCAGAGGTTCGGCTTTCAACAGCGAATCGAGGGCCTGTGCCCGAGGGTATGTTCAAAGGGACGAAAGAGTGGACAGGGCTTGCGCTAAAGAGGATCATGCGTAAAGCAGCAGAAGAAGGCTATCAGGGCGTTGCGTTTACACGGGGCAAAGACGCCATGAAATATAGCTATATGAAGCCCGAGGGAGCGTATTACTATGACACAATCGTCCCCAGTGTGGCAGCGAAGATAGCGGCACCCAAAGGTGTCTCTAAAGCCAAGATAGAGAAGACTAAAATTGCCATCCCCCAGGCTCCAGACGAGGTTACTTTAGAGGCGTTCCCTGTAGTCTGGTTAACCGATGCAGTTAAAGGTAGAGCGATGCTCCCTTATGATAAGTTCGCAACCGTGTTAGCAGCAGGCGCATCGGGCGCAGCAGGAGCTAAAGCATTACAAGATCGCAAAGGCGAAGAGGAACAGTAGATGGCACTGACACCAAAGCAGATCCGTGGGATCATAGAGACCCACAAGACGAAAACACGGACAGAGCGCACCTCATGGGACCGCTGGCGTAGCTGGTACCTCTCCGAGTACTGGCGTGCTTCTAGCGAACAGCCACAAGGGTCTGGTCCCATCCTCGGTGAGGAGGAGATCAACTTCGAGACCAACTACCCCTACGCCTACATCGATACGATGATCGCAAACGTCTGCCCGACAAACCCCCAGGTCACAGTTGCAGCGAAGCGCGAAGACCTACGTGAGGTGGCTAAGTTTCGAGAAGCCTTGATTAACGATGTGTTTAGTCGGAATAACACCCACACACTGCTGTGGAAGACAGCAACCCACACCTCGATATGTGGGCGCGGGTTCCTGAAAGCCGTCTGGAACTTCAATAAGCAGATGACCGAGTTCTTCAGTGTTGATCCTCGGTTTGTGTTCTTCGACATGTCGGCCCCTCGCTGGGAAGACCTCCGCTATCTTATCGAAGTTACTGTCCTGACAAAGGAAGAGTTTAAGCAACGAGCAAAGCGCAAGGGCGGAAAAGGCGCCATGTATCGCCCGAAGGTCGCAGAAAAGGCCCAGTTCGGGGGCTACCCCACCTGGCTTAAAGACAGCGTCCGCAACAAGGATGCCATCAATCAGGCGAGCGTTGAGGTCTACAACTGGGTTACCGTCTACGAAGTTTATGACTTCCAGGGCGAAGGGAAATACTATCACATGCTGGACAATGTCGAGGAGGCCCTCTTTGAGGGGGAGCTTCCTTACCGTTATGTCCGTAATCCGTTTGCCATGCTTCAGTTCAATGACAATATGTCGGACCTTGGTGGTATGTCTGATGTGAAGCTAATTAGCTCTCTTCAGGAGCGTCTGAACGAGATCGATACACTAGAGCTATGGCACGCCCATGCGTCTACCCCGGTTCTCCTGGTCAATACGGGGCTTGTCGATAACCCCGAATCGATAACGACGGCACTGCGGGACGCAAGTGAGCCGGGCTCGATGGTCGCTGTCATGGGTAAGGCGAGCGCGCCTCTGCGGGATCTGATTGGACAAACCCCGACACCCCAGTTTCAGCCGTCGTTTAGCCAGATGCGGGAACGCTGCACCCAGGTTATTGAGTTTATCTTGGGTATCCCCCAGTACAGCCGTGGTGTCGTGGGCGTTGCTGATGTTGCCACCGAAGTGGCCTTGGCCGATACGGCTACTCGTACCCGGAACGGTCGTCGCATCAAAGCTGTTGAGGACCTAGTTACGCTACTGGGCAACAACGTCATTGGCCTTTACGAGGAGTTTCTTCCCGAAGACACCATGCTTCCGTTGCGGTTAACAGGTAGCCGTGAAATCCTAGAGGTAACTCGTGACGCACTCCGAGTGCGAGATCAACGCGACCCCAACGAGGGCCCAATGGACTATGACTATGCTGCGGTCCCTTACTCCCCAACAGAGAACCACTCCTTAATTCAACTACAAAAAGTGCAACAATACATGCCTTTGCTTTTAGAGTCACCTCAAGTTGATAAAGAGAAACTGATACTCAAGTTGCTCGAATTGCTGGAGCTAACCGGCATTATGCAAGACACGCCTCCGCAGCCCGAGATGCCCGGTATGCCAATGCCCGGTATGGAGGGTATGCCGATGCCCGCACCTCAAGGGCAGGATACACTAACAACGGGGGGTCTTCCTCCTGGTGTAGAGGAGCCTCCCCAAGTGCCCTTACCTGCAGGTGGGGCTGGATCTTCGGCACCCGTGTCACCACAAAGTATGTTACAACAGATTATCACTCGCAACCAATAGGCTGGAGAAGTCCCGATGGCTACCGCAAAAGAAATGAGAGACAGTGTCGCTGACAATGCCTTTAAGACCGCGCCGAAAGAAGAGGTTTCCATAAAAGACACTCTGACTGTCGATGAGCCCCCTGAGCTAGAGCAGTTTTACGGGAAAGGCCCAGGCAAGAACTACATCAATCCAGACGGGGACCCGTACTCGTACCGGGTGTATGACGATGGCTCGATCGAGATTATTGCTGGGCCCAGCGGAGTCGGTACCATCCTGACGGAAGGTAAGATGCACGGGGTGATTAAAAAAGAGTTGCTCGGCGCAGAACCTACGCCAGAAGATGTGGCAGAAATGGAGCGACTTAGCTCACCTGCCCCCGAGATCGAGATACCTATCCCCGAGATCGAGGAGCCTGACGCTGCCATGGCATCGCTAGAGGGCACAATGCCAAACTATATCGCTGACGAAGAGCACCTGGGGCAACTGCGTGAGGGTTTTGAAGAGAGCCTTCCTCAAGAAGCTTTAGCTGAGCAAAGCGCACTAGATACAGCCGAAGCAGAGTTAATGGAAGAACCCCTACCCGAAGAGCCCCCTAAAGAAGCACGGGGGATGACACCTTTTCCCAGTGGCGGGATTGAAAAACTGTACAATCTAGCCAAACGGCTTCTTGCCGAAGAAAAGGCTGCCAGCTAATGCCTATCTATGATGTCAGATGCACTGCGGGATGCGGCTACTTCGAGGACGTGTTTGCCTTACTGGCTGACGCCGACGAGATGCTTTGCTCGGAGTGCTCCGAGCCGGTGGTCAGGGTTATTAGCCCAGTTAGGACGATAGGGCCGACTTTCTCTAAACCTTTAGAGGTTAAACAAATTGGACGCACCTTCCATAGCGAAAGTGAGTGGCGTACTTACCAAAAAGAGAACCCTGATGTTGAGATTTTAAGTGCCTCTAGTGGTGCTTGGCGAAAACACAAGGATCAAGCACGAGAGAAGCAACATAAGAAGGCAAAATCTCAAGGCTTTCGGGACCCTGAGCACATGAAAAATTCCGCAAACCCTTGACGTTGTGTTTATTTTTTAGTAAACGAATACTGGAGATCTCGTATGCCCTACGAAGAGAAAGAATCGTATACTACCGAGGAAATGGCTGACTATATCGCCAATGAAGCCGGAAGCGGGGCTGAGCTTTTGCAAATGCTCGCCTCACACGGGTTCCAGTTGTCCTCGGGGACACCTTCAGCGGAATCCCCTTGCGAAGAAGCCGCAGAAGAAATGGTTGAGGAGTCCGAAGAAGCCGAAGAAGAACCGGCGATGATGCTTCCTCCGATGCCTGATATGGTTCCTAAAAAGAAACCGGCTGGGCTAGACATCGTGGCGCTTCGCGTAGGTGCTTCTAAAAAAGCCATTGACAAGCATAAGGGAGGCTCAGATGAACGATGACGCTTTGGAAGGGGGGGCAGTAGCCGAGGTCGAAAGTTCGGTCGTTGAGGCTTCTCCCGTCTCTGATTCTCCTGTTGCAGACGACGGTGCTGCCTCTTCTTCCTCCCCGTCGACTGAGGTCGTTGATGCGCCTGAAACTCCTAATTTTCCCTCTTATGATGATTTCGGTTGGGATAATTGGGCTGGAGAGGTCTCGAATCTACCGGAGATGGTCCAACCGTGGGCGCAAAGGGTATACGACCAGCGCCAAAGCTGGGTGGACAGCAAGATTGCGGAGAGTACCTCTGAAGCGGATCGTGTAAAAGAGATATACAATGCGCTACTCGATGGGCATGATGACCCTCGTTACGGCGAGCTAAATACAAAACACGAAGCGCTACAAAAGAAATTTGATGAGTTGACAACTTCTTCGACAACGGCGCAAGAAGAGTATACGGCTTTTAAGGCAGAGATTGACCAAGCGATTGAGCAAGAAGCGAATCGTTATGCCGACTGGTTTGAACGAACTCACGGACATTTATTCCAAGAACCAGCCGCCGTCGAGAAAATGGATACTCTCCTGAAAGAAGGCTGGGAAATTGATTATGTACCAGCGCTTGTGGCGTTGCCAGATGAGGTCATCGCGACAGCGACCAAAGCACTAAAAGATGGCGTTCCGGCTAAATATGCTATACAGTTAGCTCAACAAAATGTCCCAGCTAAAACTGCCCCAGCACCGCGTCCAGCGGCGAAGATAACTTCGGGTGCCACGTCAGCCCCGGCTGTCCCCCACCAGCTAAAGCAAAACAAAAACCAAGTAAACACTATTGATGACATGAGGTTCAATGCGGCCCAAAACGCATTTAAGCGCCACTCCGGTGGTAGGAGGTAACTAAAATGGCTATTAGCCCTGACGTACTCGCATCGGCTCTGCAGGAGTTAATGCCTGGTTATTCGGAACTATTCACCAAGTGGCACCCAATTCTTGAGAAAGTGGTCACCAAGGGGAACATCGATCGTGATGTCCTTACGGGCCCTTATCGGGAATTCGCTGTTGTCACTGACGGTCCTGGTACTGTTACCCAGATCCTTACCGGATCTGAAGTAATTGCCGGTGGGCGTAACCAGAACGCGGTACGGGGCGACACATTCGCACCTCGTCTGATTTATGCGTTCGACGTTCCTGGCAAGGACCTTGCTGAAGCAAACGGCGCCATGGATTTGGCTCGCATCATTCAGCACTACCCAGAGTTGGCTCTCGGTGATTTCCACGAGCGAATTGCACGTCAGATCGCAGTCGGTGACGGCCTAGATGTTGGTGGCTTCCTCACCCTTAACGGTGACACTACCTACAATCCAAACGGTACAGCCCGAGCCGGTGCCCTGGAGTTTGCCCCAACAACGGGTCAGACCAATACGGTTTTCAACCTACCAAAGCCGGGTACGGCTGGCTGGGTAAACCAGTATGGTAACATCACGTCGTTTGCGACTAACGGTCGTAGCGAGATGCGTCGTGTGTACTATGCGGCATCCCGTCAAGGCAAGACCATGGGTCCAGTTGACCTGCTTCTCGGAGACGAGAACTCTTACCTCAACTACATTGAAGATCTGGATGACCAGGTCCGCGTAGTCAAGGTTGAAGGCGACAAGGCCCCTGCTCAAATTCGTCAGGGTGTTAAGTTCCTCGATGCGGACTTCTTCCTCGAAGATGCTCTTGACCCAACGGCTGCTGCCTTTACTGACCCGAACGCACGTCGCGGCGTCATCTACATGATGAAGTCAGCTTCGTGGTACACCTATACTCTCGGGCATGACGCATCGAAAGAGACGAAAGGCGACTTCGCCGTTCGCGGGCCTTTCCGTATCCCAGAGCAAGACGTTTTCCGTTACGAAATCGTTCTTAACATGGGTATGCACACTAACCAGTTACGTTGCAACGGTGTCGTTGTCGGCGGCGGAACACCCTAATTAGGGTTCTTAGGAGGTTATTATGTCTGGAGGACCAGGAACAGCAATGGGGATCAGCGTTACGCTAGTAACAGCAGATCAACAAGCACCCTTAGGTTTTATTCATACAGTCCCAGCAAGCGTGAGCCCAACAGGGCTTGGGCCTACCGACTGGATTTACATCCAAGCAGATCCCGCAGGCGCTGACCTACAGCCAGGGGAGATCATTAGTACAGGTAGTGGACCGGGGGTTGTCGCGAAGGCGGCTATTGCCCTTACGCCCGCAGCTTGTATTGGTGTGGCTCAGCACGAGATCGCAGCCGGTTATTGGGGATTCATCCTTAAGTCTGGTTTGGGGAATACCATCGATGACGGTTCCTACGGGACTCTTGCCGGGGCAGGCATCGTCTGTGGCGGGGGTGGAAATGCAACCGAAGCGGCTGCGCTTACGGACGCGGTTATCGGCGTTGCACTAGCCGCACCCGGTGTGGGTGTACTGGCTCTTAGTCGTATCCTACTGTAAGTCACCTTAATCGGAGGTAATCATGGCCCGCACTGCAATGGGTATCAGCACAACACAACTGTCTACCTGGGACGGAGCGGCGCCACCTACGCCAGATGAGTGGAGGGCATTGTTTCAGATGCCCTTCGGTTTCATCCACGTAGAGCCTGCGACAATAAACGGGCCTGCTAAAGAGTGGGTCTACGTCTACATCGACTCGGCCGTTGCCGTACCCGCTGGGACACCTCTCTTCGTCTTTAGCGCGACTACAGATCGGTGCCGCCCGGTGCTTGATACGGCTCAACTGGACTCTCCAGTTATTATTGGGGTGACTCAACAAGAGTTTCCTCCTTATTCGGCTGGGTTTGTCCTGCGGTCAGGAATCGGGCAATGCTTGATTGCTGGTGCCGGGGCTAATTTTGATCTGCTTACGACACCAGCGGGGGCAACTCCTGGGGAAGCTGACGTTCACGCAGCGGGCTCTGCAGCAGCGGCGCCGCGCGGCACCTTCGGTTATATCGTAATCGGTGCTGGAGCAGGCCTTGTGTTTGTGAACCTCGATTGTCGGGGGTAGTCTTTTGGGTGTAGGATCACCCTAACGGGAGGGTTCTTTGAATCTAAAAGATATACGCAACGCACTTTTCTCTCAGACCGATTGGGCACCTACTCAGTCGGCTGAGGCAGTCGCACGCCTTAACGGCTTTATAAATCGGGCTTACAACGACGTTTGTCTTGAAGCCCCTTTTATGTTTTTTGAGTCTCAGGTTAAGTTTGCCACTCAACCCGATGCGGCCTCTATGCAGGCTGCTGATACGGTGTCGCTACTGACGCCAGACCTCACCACCCCGATGGTACCGGGTGGGGTGAACCCCTGGGTATTTAGGCAGGACGCCATCGTTGGGTCAGCCGGGTTTACCCAGTGGGAGATCGACCGGTCTTGGGATGGCCGCATGATCGAGCTTGAGGTCCCTGACCCCACAACAGGTAAGATTATCACTTACCGAAACCGTATCCGAGCCGTGTGGCAGCAGTCGATCGGGGAAGTAGCACAGGCCTTTCACTTCTCGGTCGTCACACCGTGGCCCTATCAGAAGCTAGGGGCGGGTCCGTTTAAGTACCGAGTCTACTCCGAGCGGTACTACCTACCAGATGATCTAATCCAGGTCCGCTCTATGCGGCTCTTTAAGGACAACCGTAACTGGCCCTTGAGCATTATTGGCCAAGAAGACGCAGAGGCGTACTCGTTTGCTGATTCACCTAAGGTAACGTCACATGGTCTCCCCCGGACCCTTTTTAGGCGGGAGCACTTCCAATTACCGGGACCAGCAGTTGCCCCTACAGCGGAGCTAACTCCCGTCGAAGACCCTCGCTTCTGGCTCGGACCAGAGCCTGCAGGAACCTTCGAATACGTTATCACCTACTGCTGGGGTAAACGGGATCTCATGTTTCGTAACCCAACAATGGGCTACCACTTAGGTTACGCAGACCAATGGGAAAACCGGAAGCTACCCTTTTATACGGAAGCGTTCGACACGGGCCCCCAAGAAGTCTCCGAGAATAGATTTAGAGAGCCACTATGGGAGTCATCCCCCTCGCCTTTATCCGCGACGGTAACGACAACAAACCCCCCAGACCAAGGTGTGCCAACACAGGCTATCAGGTTGACACTGCCCAACATAGAGTACATGCAGGGCTTCCTTACTGAGGGCAACCAGAATTACCCTCCTGGAGTTCCCACGCCCTTTCGCAGGGAGAACTTCCGTCAAAGTGGCTGGTGGGTCAGAATTTATCGGCGTCGTATCGCAGAAGACTTCACGAATTATGAGGACCTCACGACGATCTCCGGTGCTGACCCTAACTCGGGGGGCGCCACGATAACGGGGCTACGGAAGCTGGATCTCCCAAAAGCGTTCTTTCTGCTAGCCGAAATGAAAGTCGACGACACCAACGAAGGGCTCTTCTACGACAATGGTCGCATTATCCCGGACTATCACCGCCGGTTAAGGGAAGTTCACGGGTACCAGTCCATTCAGATTTATCCTTACCCAGACGACCGTTACGAAATTGATGTGCGCTGTGTCCGTAGGCCCCCTAAGCTCGTCGATGACCAGGACACCCCTTTAATTCATGCCGAGGCAATCGATCTAATTATCCATCGATCCCTTATGTTCCTCTATGAGAACATGGGTAATCCTCAAATGGCTGAGCTTGCGCGAACGCGCTACCAAGATAATCTATTTACACTGTCAAAGCGTTACGGCGATTTACGCCCACCTGCGGTTCCGACTCTAAGACGGTTCTCGCGAGCACGCTCTGGCTGGGACCAGCGTGGTCAGTTGCGCCGTTGGTGGACAGTGAAGACTTAACAGGAGAAGAGAAGATGACCGAGTTAATTTGCGGTGGTGTTTACCACAAAGAAATCAATGGGCGCCGGTACGAAGCACTTTGTACAAGCGTTGTCACCCAGACAAACGGATCGAGGCAGGGGAAGCTAGAGTTGTATGGTTACGCGACAGAACGGGTAACTGAGGGCTCTGAAGAGCTTGACCAGTATACTCTGATAGCGGCACCTACTCCCCAGAATACAAAGATCCGGCGACGTAAGGCGAGCTAGTGGCAGATGACCGTCCCAGAGTAGAGGTAGGTCCCCTTGCGATTCGTATCGCGAGTGGCAACCTATTTTTACCCGACGACATCGGGGCACGAGTTAGTAACTTGTATCCTACAGAGGAGGGGACCCTACGCTCTGTCGAAGGGCCCCTACCTTTACTTCCTGATTATGCTACAGGGGGCGCTCCTGCGAGTGCGACTGAAGCAGACATCACTGTGCCCCAGTACGGGGACACGCATGGGATTTTTCATGCAACGTTGGGCCAAGGCGGCCCACGAGACATTCTGCTCGTACACACGGGGACAGAGGTATGGGAGTTTGAGGGCTGGAACAGGGGTTGGAGCAAGCTAATAGGGTTTTCGGCGGCAACGGAGACTGCGGAGATCCTCAATTCAAAGCGACCCGACTTTCCCACCCAGTTCGAGGCCACCCAGAATGGTATTGTTATTGTCCCCCAGAACGCCCGAGCCTACTTCTATGATGGTACGACTATTGCTCCTTTGGGTTATACTGAGGCTCCTGGCGCACCTGTGGGGCATGGGCCTAGCAACTCCTTAGACATCCCTGATTACGCGGGGGTGACCGACATTCAAGCCGATCACCGCGAGACTCAAGGCGGGAGCCCTATCTTTAGGCGGAGGGCAGGTCAAAATGACGAGAGCTACGCTTGGGATGCCCTGCAAGGTCGTCCCAGCGGTATGATCGCTTCGTTTGGTCACGGTCGACTAGGCCTCACTAGAAATCCGATTAACTTTGCTGGTGCAGGCACAATCGTTAATCCGGTTGATATACCAGGAGGAAGAGGAAATGACGCGGCTGCACCAGCAACTCGTTATACCTCTTCCCGTAGACCTATTGATCCTCTAGCTGCTGGGGCCTTTACTGTCGGCGGTTGGCTAGAACCTGGTGCGTGGCGTTGTCGCGCTCAGTTTGTCGATCAGTGGGGCAATCTCTCCCCATTATCAGGGGAAAGCAACGAAGTTACGTTTGAACAGCAATACGCCACAGACTTTGTCATTACTGACGAGCTTACCTCCGTCGCTCCCGACCTATCGACGAACTACCATTATAAAGGTCAGTCCTATGTGGCTCAAGCGGACAGGGCTCGGAAACAGATTGCCTGGTCTGGTTTGGATCGAGGACCAAGACGTACCGTAGGGCGTATTCTTTACCGAACACAAGACCTAAAGAATTCTGGTACGGCTAAGTATTTTGCGTTGCCCCTAAGCGCTATGGGAGCACAGGCCCTTCCGATTACAATCCCAGATAACGTTGTAGACACATACCCGGATAATATCCCAGACCCATGGCTTGCTGAAGAAGCACCTGACGTAGCTCCTGTCCCCGTGTTTAAGCTCTGTCGTGTGGCATTTGGGCGCCTCTGGGCCGCCAACACGAAAGATTCGCCTGGTCTGCTGCACCCGTCAGTCCCAGGGCTCTGGGGCACCTTTTTGCGTGGGCAAGAGATGTACCCTGATCCTAGGGGTGCCGAGATCACTGGACTGTGGCATGTGCCTCAAGGGCTTCTCGTCTTCACAGAGGGCTCTACCTACCTGGTCACTTCTAACACAGATAGCCCTGGGTTTAACTCCGTTACGGTTAGCTCTGAGGTGGGTTGTACTGCTCCAAACTCAATCCAAACTCTTAAGACCGGTGCTGTCATTTGGCTCGGGACAGACGGCTTCTATTCGTTTAGCGGAGTAGATGACTATAGCCGAGGCGTTACTCTCATTTCCACGGATGTAGATACGTTTGTCGATCGAGTAACCCAAAGTAGAAGACGTCAAGCCTGCGCTGCGGTAGACAACAAAACAGGTGAGTATCGCTGCTGGGTTTCATTTGACGGCGGTATTGAGAATAACCGCTGTTTTATCTACGATGGCGTTGGGTGGCGCACTCGCACGGACGTAGGGGCTAGTGACGTGTGCGTTACGCGGGACCACCGTGACTATATGGTGGCTTCTGGTAAGGTGGGCAACACCAATGGTGTTTGGGTGCTTGACCACGAAGCAGTCACGTATGGGCCACCAGCGATTGCTTTAAGAGAATCGGTCGTCGAGACAGCGTGGCTTACTGCCGCAACATCAAAAGAACGCAAGACAGGGCAGGTTCTCTACTTGTGGCTGCGAGAAACGGCTAATCTCACGTTAACTATTGAGGTTATGCGCGACTGGCGTAATACGATCATCGAGACGACTACAGCGACCCGATACGCAGGGGACGACATCCCAGACTTCTGGTCAGAGACTCCTCTGGGCTCGGATGATCTGTGGCAGAAAAAGCGACCTTACTGGACACGAGCCGCTGTTTATATCCCGTCCGCTGAAGTCTTTAAGTTCCGCATTCGCGGCGTAGGAAAGTGGGAATTCGTTGGGGTCCAGATAGCCGAGTCGCTTCGAGGTGCTGGTGGCGCTAGAATACCACCATAGGGGGCCACATGGCTTGGAAGTATCCGAGGCACCGTGTATCAAATGTCGGTGTGATTGAAATTGATGATGTCAATGAGAACTTCCGTGGTGTTGTTGAGGAAGCTAGTGGCGAACTGAACGAGCACAACTGGGCAGCGGGGTCTTGGTCGAATAGATTGACAGACTTAGCCGATGATGTCGGTATGCGCGTTTGGAAGAACCAGGTGTTAGTGGCGCCAGGCGTAGGCGGCGGTGCCCTTCCTTACGGGGACGAGATCGCTCCAGGAGCCTTCGTGGTTGAGGAGACTAAAACGTGGCAGCCGATTGATGACCTTACCCTTACCGTAGACAGTACGGGAGGCACACTATGGGTTTTGTCGTCAATGGCAACCAGACTGCCTTGGTATAGAGAGTTCATACCGGCAGGCACACAGTTTGGGATACCCGAGTATACGGCTTTTGGCGCAATGTTTGCCATTCGGCTCAATGGCCAAATTTTAGAGCAATCTCTCGTGGGTTCGGGAGATCTAACAAACGACAAAATGACAACTACAGTTTACCGGGCTACCCCACCAGGTTGTGGTATTTTGTCCTTTAATAGCCCCGCACCGGCTGCTCTCCACGCAGGGATTGTGGTTGAGGCCATTATACCCGTAGCTCCTGGGCAGCATACGGTTGAGGTCGTAGTAGCCACTCCTCAACCGAGCCGCCCTAAGTCCCAGGTGGCAACAGAGCAAGCCTGGTGGAGAAAACTAGTGAATACCCGTCAGATCACCCTCTTAGAGTTAAGGAGATAAGATGCCTGATCTAGTCTATCCCTACCTTGTAGAGGGGGCTGTTTTTAATGCGTTCTCGCTTAATAGCCGGTTTGGTGCCACTGGAGCACCAGGCTTTGGCGTCAATGCCGTGATGCCTTATGCGGCAAAGCGCGGCGCATTCCAAGAAGAACACCTCCCGACAACCGGCATTGTTGCTGGGGAAGCCTTTTCTGACTTAACGGTCAAAATTGATCCGGCAAGTGACCAGTTTGTTGACCACAAGTATATTTATGGGGCCGCAGTCACTCCCCCCTACCCTGTGCTGAGTGACGGCGTCCAAAACCTAGAGGTTTTACTCCCCGGAGGGATCGATTTAGCAGCGGGGATGGCCGGGGCGCAGAAGGTTGGGGGTGTCCTAATTTTGGCGAACGTCCATTTCATGTTAGCACGCACGGTAACGCCGCTTGTTAAAGACGGCCCTCTTGGTTTTATGGTCGCTGCCCAGATCCTGGACGGGAATACAGGAGATTGGGAGCAGGTGGTTTTCTCGGAGCGGTTTTCTAATGAACGGATCATAGCCACCCAGACGACAGGAGGCAGCGGCTTTGCCGCAGGCACCCCCTTAGGGGATGGCCCCTTTGACAGGCCTCGAAGTGGGGGTAATTACGACGAATCTGATGATTGGACTTACCAGGATATTCCTATCCGGCTGTGGTTAGATTCGGATGTACTCACTGCTGAGGGGCTAGATGGGTCAAACATCCAGGGTTTCCGAGTAGTGGGTGCTGTGGTAGACTTAGGTACGCCTGGCCAACCGATAGGTTATCAGCCTGCCATCCCCTTAACGGGATCTGCCCAGGCCTACTACCGAGAAGCTAACCTAAGTGTTATCCCGTTTCATGCCGAGATCATGCCCTAATGCCTACAATCAACCTCATCAATACCCCATTCGTAGATGGAGATACCCCCACAGGTACCGAGATCAGTGAGGTCTTCTACCTCCCTGCGGCTGTGCCAGTATCACTTGAGGGGATAAACGGGTGGCTAGATAAAGACAATGCCGATGCCTCGTTTAGCCAAGTAACCTACGACCAGGTCCAAGAGAATACTTTTCAAACTACGGGGCACGCATCAGGCACGGCGAACTTAGACTATTTCGACTACTGGTTTAAGAGTGTCGATCTGCATCAAGCAATTTCGTTAGCCCCAGAGGTGTACCCTGACCCGAGGGACTTTTTAAGCTTTTTTAAGGCGATTCCCGGAGGGGCCACCACTTTTTACCTACCCTATCGGTCAACTGTGGTCTTCTCTTGGACGATACTGTGGGGTAATGACTCACGCATTGCCAACACGTCGGGACCTACCCCTTCTTACCCGGAATGGGGAAGCCGCTGGCGCCCTGGTTCGGACACAGTCACGGCTTTTTTTCTGGATAATAGCTTTGTTGAGGGACAACTGCGCCAAGCAAGCCGGTCGATTTACGCCTTGGAAAAAGCGGACCTAGGGCAAACCTGGGACCCAAACGATACGGCAACAGCCCAAACGTGGGATCTTAACGATCAATGCCATGTGGGGATGATTAAGAATCGCTACTGGCAAGGACACCATGTGGCCGACCTACCTGCAGGCTGGCATTCTGCCAGTTTACGCCTACTTGGCAGCGGCCACGACGTAGTATCAGGACTACCAAAACCACAAGAAGCCCCGGTCCCCGTGGGCGCAGATGGGTATACTTATCGAGCCCAGAGGCAATCGCGTGTGTGGGCACGCTCATTACGTTATGCTGCATTTAGAAGAGGAGGAGGTGAATAATGGCACGATGGCAAGACGCAGTACCAATGCCGGATCAACAGGCTAAAGAAGATACGCCACAGACACCACCACGGTCTCAGGGGACTAAACCAAAGGCCCCTTCAGGATTACCCCCTATTCCCGAAGACGAGTTTGTGGGGCCACCGCCACTGACGCCCGATCAGATCGCAGCAGATCGGAGACAGCTAGCAGCCGACCTCTGGGAAAGGGGCCTAGCCCAACCTATGGCACCGTCAATCCCAGAAGCTGTCCCCTATGTGGCAGAGCCTGCAGTCGATGCGGCGCTTGAAATAGCCCAGGCGTATGGCCTTGACCCAGACACAGATAGAGAAGAATTACAAGCCTTGCTTAAGTACCGAGAACTAACTGGCAAGAGCCCTGTCCCCCAAACGTCTTCAGTAGCAGAAGTCAAACGACTACTCACAACTTTTGGTGAAGGCGGCCAAGTGGCGATGCCGGATAGGTTGGTCGGGGGAAGATGGCCTGATTTTAGTCAAGCACCCACTACTCAGTACCCGTTATTTGACCTTCTGAATCAGATCAGGCTTACCCCTAAGGGCATCGAGACGGATACCCCTACTCAGATAGTAGAGGGAAAAGTATCCGACCCTAGAGAATGGCCTGCTAAAGCCGAGCAAGCTCAGGCGGTTAGAGACAAACAGGCTCGACTCCAAGAAATTCAAGCCCAGATTAAGACGCTACAAGGCGAGTATGATAACTTACTCCAACAGTGAGGTTTTCTAATGAAATTTTACGATAGCAGGACGCCCACAGGGATGACAGTGGGGGGCAAAACTAAGCTTGGGGGCAAGGAGTCTGCGAGAGCAGAGAAGGCTCTCGGCTTAGCCGCAATGCAAACATTGAGATCGGACCCGGCTAGCCTCGGGCAGACTCAAGGGGAGATAGACCTCGGGGCGGCCCAAGCGAAACGAGCAGGGGGAGCAGAAGGGGAGGCTGCTTATCGCGGACAACAACCCGGTGTAAATGCCCAACTTCAGGCGCAGAAAGCAGCCCAAACTTTAGCTATGGCCCAACGTGCAACAGGCTTAGAGGCTCGACAAACCGCACTCAATAAAGAGACAGCGGGGGCTGCCCTCAAAGCGGCGGCACCAGTGGCGGGCATGATACCAGGGGTAGGTCCTGCCGTCTCTGCGGGACTAAGCGCCGCAGGGGCTATTGTTGATCCGAAGTACACTTCGGAAGGCGAGCTAGTTGGTGCTATTACGCCCAAAATGAAGGGATAAAGGGGTAGATCATGGCAGACATACGAGAACTGACTAAGCAATTTCAACGAGACAAATTGCGTCGGACAATGCTCGAAATGGAACGGGTAGGCCGAGAGGCACAGGGCCGTCAGGGGGGCATTGACCCGTTTACTGCCGAAGAGCTTGGTAAGAGAGCCTCTCCGTACTACCGAACTCGTGCCGAAATTGATCAGGACATTGCCAGCATTAACGCCTTGGCAGCCGAGTATGCCGCTGCCCAGAAAGCACTTCTCTCGGCTAAAACCTCGGGAGAGAAAGCCGACGCAACTCAACGACTAGAGTGGGCAATAAAGAAAAAAGAGTCTGCGGCTGAAGCACAAAGACTAAAGTATGGCACGAAAGCCGAGGAAGCTCTTAGAACCTTCGATGCAGGACAAGAAGACTACGAGAAATTTGTTGAAGGGGACGATAAAAACAGGCTTTCTCCCGCAGACGTGGCATCGCTACAAGCAAACCCACAACAACAGATGTTGAAGTCCAGTGCGGGAGCGTTTACGACGCTAATTGGGGCACTACCGCAACTTCCCGCAGCAGAGGCCAAAAACCTTATTGAAGACTATGCAGAGGCGGCCAATGTTACTCCAGAGCAATTTAGGAAAGAACTGTCTGATACGGCAGTCAGAGATGACGAGGACGGCCATCTTCGACGACTAAATAAAATTGTCCAAGACGTGGATGCTAAACATGCGGCTTTAGTCGAAAAGTATTCTTCGCCTGAAGAACTTCAAAAAGATTTAGCGAATACTCTCGAACGGACATCGGCTGGCGTGGACTGGGGGGAGTACCCAGGCGCTGATGCAGCAGGAGGAATGACCCCGGAAGAATGGGCTCAACGGAGCGCGATGGCGCGAGCAGAGGGTCCTTTTGATCAGTATCGACAACAGTTGGCCGAAGAGATCATGGCAGAGGATGCCCCCGAGACTCCTTATCGGGACGCCTGGGAGGAGTACACTTCCACCCCTGAATTTACTAAAGAAGCGGAAGACCTGTGGGGCAAAAAAGGACCTTTTACGGAAGCAGAGGCGCGAGTTGTTTTCCGTAAGTTAAAGCAACGAGGACGACAGGAGGCAGGCGCTGCGAGGAAGGAGGGCCGAGGCCTAGAGTTAGGTGGACGAGCTTCTGCTGAAGCAGCCATGCCCGCTGCCGCAGCAGAGACAGAGACGCCTGTGACCGAAGCCCCCGAGGAAACAGTTCCTGTGACCGAAGCGCCTGAAGCTGCAGAGACACTTATTTCGTTAAAAGGTGACCCCTACGAGTACAAAATTGTGGGGGATAATGTATCTGTTAGGGAGCCCGGTGGGAGTTGGCTCGACATGCCCCTTAAGGGCGTTACGAAGCTAATCGGAAATATGACGGCAGCGCCAGGGGAAGTAACTGTTACCGGAGCACCTCTCCCTGAGGCCCTTGCGGCTGCTACCGGTGTTGTTTCGGTCTTGCCTGAAGCGCCCATGGCCGAAATCCCGGCTCGGTTGCCAGGCACTCCGGTGCCCCCGATCACCGGGATGCCTGGGACTGAGGCACCAGTGGCGCCCCCAACAGTAGCAGACCTCGCCCGGCAGTCTATCACGGATCGCTACGATACGAGTTGGATGTCAAAGCCACTTGGTGTCGACGAAGTTGAGATGCTCCCTGAAGAAGAGGAGCAGGTCGCTGTAGATGTAGCAAAAATGCCTGAACCGGTGCCTGAGCAACTGCCTCCAGGGGCCCTCCCAGGAGCACCTGGACAAACTCCTGGTCGAGCAACAGGGCAACAGGCTTGGCAACAGGCTACCAGAGGACTGGTTCCTCAAGAGAGGGTTAACCGGGCTGCTCTGCGTAACTTTGGGCGATAACGGTTATGTCTCTTTTGCCTTCCGAAACGCCTCCTGTGCCCGAAGAGGAGGCCCCTACGCCTGCGCCTAAGAAGGCAGAGACTTCTCTTAAAGAGATCGTTGAGAAAGAAAAACAAAAAGCAGACTATATCCATAAAACGGCACCTAGGCTCAAGTCTCCGCGAGACGCTGCGCTTGACGAGCTATACAAGCGTGATGGTGCGCTCCGAGGCTTTACGGAAAACACTCCCGAAGACAAAGAGAAGTTTGCTGACTGGCTAGTGGACGACATCTTGGAGCGTCGGTATAGCTCAACTTCAATTGACCCTGTAACTAAAGACATTTTTCGTTATGAGGCAGTCAACCGGTATGGGGAAGAAGTACCTGAGTACTCGAAAAGAGCTAGTGACTTTGCTCGTGCCCTACGAAACGGGCACAGAGAGGCGAAAAAGCGACAGCGGGACATTGAGGGCCTCAACCAAGTAATTCGAGAAGCGACCCCTAAGCTGGGACGCCCAGACTTAGTACGGATTGCTGTGACCGCGTCAGGTGAAAAGGGCGACGAAGTACCTGACTGGAGAAAAGACACCAAAGGGGCACAGTTACTTCGCGAGCGTACCGGAGGCTTGTATGCAGGTACAATGCTGGGCAACACCGTCGGCATTAAGTTTGACCCACGCGCCCTTAAGCACCAAACCCTAATAGAGTCTCTCTCTGAAGAGGATGTAGACCCAGAAGATCGGGACGACCTTCGGAAGCTCAAACGGGGCTACAAAGCCGCATCGAAACGCACCGCGAGTAGCATTGACTGGGGCGAAACTGTACCACCGGAAAGCCTCATCTACTTTCAAGCGCAGCTACCGAATGGCCAATGGGGATTTGATGCAGGCTTAGAAAAAGCCAAGTATAAGCAGGCAGCCCGCGCAGTCCTAGCACAAAAGGAAGGGTATGCTTCGATCCCAGCGCTGCTTCAAAAGGCACCATCAGACCTGGTTAAAAAGATCTCTGCCGAAGCAGAAAAACAAGCTGAAGAAGCCATTACTCAACTTGAGCTACAAAGCCTAGATAGTGTTCTCTTCCTTAAAGACACGCGGAAGTTCGCTAAAGACCTAAGGGCAGGGAAAGACCCGTTAGCGACTTTTTCTGTTGCCTTAAACCTAGGTAAAATGCTCAAAGCCGCAGGCGTTATTGACGAAGAGCAGTACGAAGACATCGCCCAATTTCGTGCCCCTTGGATGAGGGTGGTCTACCCCCAAGCCAGCGAGAAATACGGGGTGGGCTCGCTTCATTATGCGCGGACAGCAGAGCAGATGGGCTCGGGGAAGCTAGACCAGTTCTTCAACTTTGGCCCCTGGACACCTATTTTCTCATGGCTGCTGGACCCAGACGAAAACATGGAGTTTGGTAGCGAAGACCACCTCGTGAAGATGGGGAAAGACTACAACCTATTCAGTGAAGTAGGCCAGCTAGGGGAAGAGCTAAACGAACTGGAAAACCCGCTTACCGGTAACCGGTTCTTCGAGGGAGATTGGGGTGAAACGGCCAAACAACGAGCCGGGTTTGGGGCAGCCCTGGGGTTGACCCTGATGGAGCCGGACTTGTTTACTGCGCTGCTCTTCGGACCAAAGCTTGTGGCAGCACCAGTTAAGGCTGCAGCTAAAGCAGGCTTCGGGGTAGGGGCACTGTCTGACATCGGCACTGTTCGGCGCGTCAGGCGGGCAAAAGACGAAGTGGCGTCCACTCTTAAGGCGTGGCAACAAAAGCCTCCAGAGACTGTTGACGAAGCGATGGAGATAGTCCGTAACCTTACTAAAGCGGGCTTTGCAGATACGGCTAAGTCAGTTCAGGCGCATGTAGCGGCCAAGGTGGGAGCCACGGCAGGGGGCGGTTTTGACATCGGACCTGACCTCAAGCGTTTGGCTGGTCAAGCTGACAAGGCCCTAGCTGATCCCACGGACATGTCTTCTGACATTGCTTCTATCATTAGTAAAGCCGGGATCGAACTGGAGACTGCCCAGGAAGCTAGCTCTGTTGCAAGCGCACTCACTTGGTTTACCACAAGTATTCTTAAGG